NGGAGGGAGAATTTCAGAATCCCGCCCGCAAGTATGGAAAGCTCCTCTTGTGCGAGGTCGCTGACGCAAACCGTGTCGGGAAGCTCCGTCTCTTTTACGACCTTCGGTGAGACGACGCCCGCCATGACGATTTTCTCATGGAATTCGCGGTCTTCGCCGAGGTCGGCAAGGATGCCTCTCCAGAGGTCTTCGAGATGCTTCCCGATTGCCTTCAGGACATCAGCTCTCGGCTTGCCGATGTATGCCCGGAGGTCGGGAGTGCCGCCCATGCGAAGAATGTCAAGCGCCCCGAGGCGGCGGATGACGAATTCCATCCCGCCCGGAAGCTTGACTTTTTGCCGACGCGATTCCCGGAATTCTTCAGGTGTCATATTCCTCCTTACACGCTTGCGGTTTGATTGATCAACGTGACTTCAAGAGGCTCAAAGCTCGGCGTTGGGCCAGCTTCGGCATAAGCCTCGAAGGGCAGCACGATGGAGAATCCGCCCGGGCCGTCCGGTGCTGGAGTTTCGCCAATGAGGATCGCCCGCTTGAATTCCCAAATCGCCTTATATTTTTCGGTGGACGGCGAGATGACCGCACCCTCAGCTGTAACTTTCAAGATGCGCTCCGTCTCGGCAAGGAAATCGTCATATTCCAAGAGGCTCTCAAAGAACATCTCGAATTGTCCAGTAACCTCGCCGCGGTCGGTAGGCACTGGCGCAAGGATTTCGCGGTCACCAAGTTTGCGGCGGTCGCCATCAAGGTTTACTCCAACCGCGCACTCGAATCGCTGAACCTCTTTTTCTACAGCCCCCCATTCGAGCTTAACATCCGTCCATTGGATTGGGTTGTGGCTTGGGAAACTTGGAGAGGTCGCCGTAATCGTGTTGTCCTCCTGCTTAGCGATGCAATCCATTGAAAGCCTTGCAATAGCATCCTGCTCAATGGTGAACGTGCCGCCAGTAAACCTCACGCCGTTGTAAAGAACAGATTTCGATGCCCCTCGAAATGTTTCGAGTGAAAGGCCGATGCGCGGCGAATCCGAGAGTTTGAAGACATGCTGCTTGACGTTATTCGGAACGTCAACATCGGTCGTGACGGCATCGGCGCCCATGAGATGCTCTATAAGAACCTCATGACCCTCATAATGCAGCTCAAGCCCGATGGGGCCAGCCGCACCACTTTTCCCCGGCACGATGAGATTCTTCCAGCGCCCTCGAAACTTCGTAGCATCGGCGCGTTCCCGAATCGCCTTAATGCCATCTTCGTCGTTCTCGGCAAACAATGTCCGGGCAACTGGCGTTCCCCAAACAGTTTCTTTTGCGAAGCCGATATACGAATCGTATCCAAATGCTTGCGTCATTACTTTTTACCTCCTGACTTCTTCGGCTTTTCCACAAGCCGCGTTTTGAAATTGTTTGACTTGCCGTCCGTCCAGTCGTCGCGCTTCAAGAGTTTCTTGGCGATGTCATTCGGTGCTTCGACTGACGCGCCGCGCTTGCATTTTCCAACGCCTGAAACGTGAACCTCCGGGAGCGTTCCGATGTAAGCGATTTTCATGTCATGCCTCCTCATGGCGCATCGCGGCTGTGGCGATGCTGTGTTTGAATTGTGATTTCCATTTCGAGCCTGTAGCCGCCTCCGAGCTCAGACATTTGCTCCGAGAAATGCGCGAAATTTCCCTCCCGAACATGCGTCCAATTGACAAAGGCAAGTCCGAGGGTTGGATCAGTTTCAAGGGCGGCCTTGATATCCCCGTATATCGCAAGCATCTTGGAAAGCGGATCGGCTTCCTGAACATAGACGAGAGCAACCCAATCGGTTTCGGCCTGCTTGCCCGAGCTTCCCGCCGTCGTGCCGGTCGTCTCGGTTGCGGTGATGGGGAAGATGCCAATCCAGGGCAGCTCCGCCTTGTCCTTGATGTCCTCGAATTGCTTGAGAACGGATTCCACGGTGATGCCTGAGATGCCGCCGATGAGCGTCGCCATGGCATCGAAAATCTGCTTGTGCTTGGTGTCGGCCATTTCATGCTCTCAGTATGGGCCGGAAGCTTTTGCCGACCAGCGCGACGACTTGCTTCTCGGTATCCTCGATGGCGGGCTTCATAAAGGGACGCGCCGGAACGCCTTCGCCGAGTTCATGCTTTCGGCCATACGCAACGGTCGGCCCGATTTCGACGACGGTATCGAAGCCCGCGCCTCGCGTCTTTACAAGAATGCTGCGCTTGAGTTGTCCAGTTTGAGTGCGCAACGTTTTCGGGCCTCGCAACGGATTGGGGACGCCCTTCGCGGCTCGCGGCCTGAAATTCTTTTTTGCCGCGGCTTGAATAACGGAGCCCGCCTTGATGAGGTTCTTCCGCGTCTCGGAGCCGATTTCGCCACGCGCTTTTTGAAACTTGCGGATGATGGATTTCGCGCCGATGACGGAAATAGAAAATGCCGCGCCCATTATCCTACAATCTTCCTCTGGTGTCTTTTGAGGGTTGCCTTAATGTCGTCGTCAAGCACTTCTTTATAGGCGGTCGTGCCGTCGCGGAAGCGTTTCTGCTTGAGGCCGACGACCTCCCGAAGCTGGAAAAGTTTACCCGCGATAATCTTGCAGGCAAGGCGCAATTCAAATGGCAAAGCCGTCTCCCCGGCTACCGGCGATCCGCTGACGTTGTAGCCCGCCCGATAGACAACCTTGACGTTCTTCTCGCCTTCCGCGAAGGTTGCGCCATCAAGCAAGCGTAGAACGCCTTGGTCGAAGTCCACCGCGAAATCAGTAGCGGCAACGGCCTCATCATCTTCCGTGATGGTGATCGTGGCTTCCTCGGCAACGGGATATTCGTGGAGGATGATGGCGTTCTGTAATTCGCCGTCGTGGTATTCCGTGATGTCGGCGATCTCGATTTGGCGGCGCGTCTCGGCGTTAATCATGCCCGACGCTTCCTCGATGAGTGCCGTTAGCAACGTGTCATGCGTCGATGGATACGGTGCCTTGTCGAAGATGTGCGCCTTTAATTCATCTAACGTGCAGAGCATGGCTCAATCCTTGCGGGGCGGGCGGCTATGGCTCTCATGCCCGCCCCGTCATCTTGCCCTTCGCCCTATTCTTCTCAAGGGACGCCTCAAGACTTTTTTGCCGTCGGCTTCACCTTTTCGCCCGTCCGTTCTTCGAGCTTTTTGCATTCGTATTCCGTGAGGGCGGGGCGCTTTTCGGCGATGAGGCCGTTGGCTTCCAGTGCCTTGAATCGCTTCGCCGGAACCTCAAGAGGCTGGCCCTTGATGAATTCGTTCGGTTTCTCGCCTGCAAGCTGGATATGCTTTTGGGCGAAGCATTTGACGTTTTCTTTTCCCATGTTTCTCCTTTCGTTTTGGGGGAGCCCCGGGCTGGCCGAGACTCCCCCGAGATTGCTACGGTTAAGGTTTGCCCGTGACGTAGACTCCAAGGTCAACGGTCGTGATCGTTCCTGCCATGGTGGCTACAGCCCAAATATACTGATGGAACTTTTTGTCCTGAACATATTTGGTTTCTGAGCCAGTCGCAGTTAATTGGGTGAACGTAACTCCCGTTGTGTAGCCCTTCGTGCGCGACGTCCCGCTGTAAATTGCGACATCGAGCGTTGGGGCCGCGCCGCCGATCTCCGTGCAGTCAATCGTCATGACGCAGGTATCCGAACCGCCGAGGTCTCGCGCCGTCGATGTGAAAGTGGCGGTTTGATCGCTCAACGTTTCGGAGTATGACCAGAGGTCGCCGCCCGAGCCGAGTTGAATCTTCGCGCCCATCAGACATGCCGCGAGTGCGACAATGCCGAGCATCGCGAAGACCTGAACGATGGGGCTGTTTGCTGATCGCTTCATGGCTATGCTCCTTTCGCTTAGGCGATGATGCCCGTGAGGATTGCGAAGCCCTCGGGGTTGCCGACCGTGATGGCGACGCGCTCGGTTCCCATGAATACGGTTTGATTTTCCTCAAACCGCACATGCTCGCTGGTGCGAACCGCGAACATTTCCCGGTCCCCGAACATGACGTGCTGGACGTTGCCGAGAACGAATCGCGTCTCGTCGGTGCCTGTGCCGAGGTTGTCCGGGATGCCGCTCTCGACGACCGCGACGGGATAGCCGAGGACGCTGCCAAGCGTTCCGTCCTGGATGTTGTCGGTCCAGAGCGGGCGGCCCTGCGCGTCCTTGACCTTGCGAAGCTGTGAGAAGCCCTTGCGCGAGACGTAGAGCCATGCGCCTTTCCGAGCTCCGCCAGTCAGGGCTTCCTCGAGCTCTACGAGGTCATCGTAGGCAAGCGTCGTTCCGACCGCCGCGACGGAGGTCGTGCCGCCATCTGCGAGGATTCCTGTGTGGGGGTCGGATGGCGGACTGCCCTGGCCGTTGAATCCCGCATCGTCTTCCAGCTTGGCGTAGGCCCGCCCGAATTGATCCAAAAGGATCGCGTCGATGGCGGGGCTGGAATCCGCGAGCAAGGCGTTCGGCACGACAACCCTCGACCGCGCCTCCTTCGCTATGAGCTGCTTGTTCGAGAAGCTCGGATCGCCTTCCGGCGCCTTCGCATTCTCCGCAACCCATGCGGCCGTGGTTTCGGTGAGGCTTTTCGGCATGTCCATCTCATCGCTTCCCATCGGAACGATGGTTGACTGGCGCCTGATCCAGCCGTATTCCTCGATGATTTCCAGAAGCACCGCTCGATGCTCCTGGGGAACGAGATGGCCGCCCGCGCTATCGGTCTGTCCGGCGAGAACCTTTTCGGTTGCCGCCTTGATGAGAAACTTGCCGAAGCTTCCCTTGGTGACGGTATGGGCCAGCCGCTTGCAGATGCCCATGCGAGCGGCCCTTGCCTCGTTGATGTCCACGATCTTGCTCGGCGCGAAGATCGTCGGTCTGGCCTTGCGCTTCGGAGGATCGGTTTTCTTGTCGGGATCGGCATCCGGGTCGTCGTCCGCCGATGCCGTTCCTTCGAGAGCCGTCACGCGCTCGCCAAGTGCGCCGATGGCTTCGGTGTTTGCCGTGACCTTCCCATCGACCTCTGCGATCTGCGCGGCAAGCTCCTCGGCGCTCTGCTTGACGGTGCGGTTGGCGCTTTCAAAGCCTTCCGCAATCTGCTTTTCAACCGCCGAGCAGGTGCATTCCTTTTCTTGCTTTCCGCAGTTTTTGCATTTGTCCATATTATGCTCCCTTCGTT